AATTTGATTGCGACTGCTGAAACAATTTGTTGGCCGTAGGCCAACGCTTTGTTCAGCTGCGCTCGTAGGACGCTCAACTGAAACGCTAGTTATGTGGTCGGCTTGGCCGCCAGTTCTCATTTGTCCAATTAAGCTCAGGCATTGGCTGCATAACAGGTATCCTGCAAAGGACATGATCACCAACCGAACCGCATCCCATATCGTCGCAATTGTGATTCAACAAGTCGTCATCTGGAATTCCCAAATCTTCGCTATCTGGCGGAGACCCCATAACAACTATCTGATACCCATTTGTAAATGCCTCGATTTTCCAAAACTCACTTGGTGTGTAATCCTCTAGCTCAATAATTGGTTTTGGCGTGGCGGGGTGACGCGGTTGGTGTTCTCCAACATGTCGCCAATACGGGCCAATGTACTCGATCTCGCCGCTGCACATTTTACACGTTGCTCTATCACCTAATTTTTGTTCATTCATTCTTACCTCATCGTGGCGAAGCCACATAACGCCTTGTTCAGCTGCGCACGTGTAACGCTCAACGGAAACGGCCGTTCTGCCGCCCCTTAAGCTGAATATTTTGAATTCGTTCTAATTTGACTATCCGAGCGTCTTGTATGCGTAGTTTGTAGTTTGAGACTGTGAAGTTTAGTGAGTAACTGCCGGGATTGCGGCACTCACGGGCGATTGACCTAGCGATTGAAAGTAATTCAGGAGGAATGTCGGTGATTTCTTCTTGGTAGCTCATAATAGATTGCTATGGTCGCTAAAGTACGTCTCAAATTGTTGGTTGTGTTTTTCTAGTCTGAATTTCCACTGCTTTGTTTTCATGTCTAACAACCATATCCTAGATGTGTTATCGTCCTTGATTAAGGACGGTCTGGGTGGGTTGTCACAACCGCATTCGGTTACTATTTGTCTGTTGCGCATATAGACAGCCAGTGTGAGGCCGCATATGTCGCAAACCGGAAAAACGGGCAGTACTGATCCTGCTCGATTTGTATATTCTGCTTTTTTCATCCTAAAATTCCATATCCTCAAAAACATCTCGCGCTTTGATGACCGCGCTCTTTGCTTGACCTAAAACAATTATACCCGACTTGACAAGCTCATCGGCTGCTGCAATCAAAGCGGCTGACAATATCCGATCATCGTGGGTTAGTTCCTTGCCTGAAGGTGTGTCTGTTTTGTGATTGTTTGGAACTGACCAGGACATATCGCGCTCGATGTCGCCACCTATTTTAATTTCGTAGCCGCAAGCGGCTGCCTGTGTAAAAAACCACCAAGCGTCATCGTAGACCATCTCGCTTTGCCAGTATTGGAAACGGCCGTTCTCTACTAGAGATATGAACATAGAGCCTAGTGCTGCTTTTGTTAGACGTGAGAATTTGTAGCCTGTAACTCGATTAGGGAAGCGGCTGGCCAGCCAGCTTTGTACTCCTTCTCCCACTCCGGTTTCGTCAATGATTGTGTGTGCAACTTGCCAATGGTTGAGGAATGTTTCGATTTGTTCTGTTGCTGACGGATTGCCTGGACTTGACTCAAAATGGCGTTTGCCATGCAGCATGAGTACATTTACGGCCTTGTAGTATGGTTGGCTATCAGTTAGCTCTGCGTCGAAGATCGTTACCGTTGTGTAATCTCGTTTTGGATTGGTCAATTGCGCAACTGGATCGGTTGTGGCTTCGTCCTGACCTCCTACATCAATCACAGCAATGTATGAACGGCCGTTTTGGGGTGTGCGCTGTCTGCTGTGTGTGCCTGTCATGAGTGCGATTCTGCGCGGCGGGAATAGACCGCCGTCTGCGTCTATTGGCTCTAGGAAATATTCTGCTGCGATGATTGGGTGTTTACGGCCGTATTTGTTTACCTTCGCTCGGAGAAATTCGGCATATAGGGGGTTTTCTGCGATTACTTTGTCTGGAGTGATGAAGAAGACGCGCTGTAAGCCATCCTCTCGTGTTTTGCGTTCTAGTTCGACCTTTTTTTGCCAAAGCGCATCTGTTTTGAGACGTACAGTTCCAATTGAAACGGCCGTTGTGTTATATGCTGCTCTCATGGGTTCAAACACTTGTTCTAAATGTGGTGCTGATTGGTCTTGTAACTCGTCGATGATTAGTAGTATTTGTGCTGTTTCGCCTCTGGCGTGGGCTGTGGTGTGTGATGAGAGGAAGGCGACGGCTGCGCGGCCTAGTGTGCGTCGCATTGGTTTTGTTGCTTTGCCCCAGCTTGCTTCGTTGAGTATGTTGTCCAGCCTTTCTTCTAATCGTGATTTGCCTCTGCCTATCCCGTCTCCGATTGCACCAAATACTATATTGCCTCCTGTGCGTTGGAAAAGATTGAGTAGCATGACTTGAAGATGTGCGATTGCTTCGTTTTTGCCTGACTGGCGGGGCATGACCCAGAGGAAGTCGTCTCCTTTTTGATTGAGAACTGAATTGAGAACGGCCGTTATGGGTTTGATTTGATATTGATAGAGTGGGAAATGAAGTATGTGTTCTGAGAAGAGGGCAGGGGTAGTGAACAGGTCTTCTGTTGTTGCTGTTTGTTCGTTGTTCATAGGTTGGTTGGGTAACGGCCGTTAATTTCGTCGAGGGCGCGGGCGATTGCTTCGTTGACGGGGCTTGTTTCTTCTATCTTGTCTGTGAATAGTTTGTAGTATCGGCCAAGTTGGATTAGGGCTGTTTGGGCATCGTGGAAGATGATTTGTTGACCGTATTCTGTGTTCCTGATTTCTTTGATTAGATGACCCAAACCTTCTTGTAAAAGTTCGCTTATTTTGATATGTATGCCTAAATCTTCATGATATGTATAGTAGTCTGCTTGTTCTGCGCTGGCTTGGCTGGATAGCCTTGCAAGGACTTTTTCTCTGCTCATTGTTTGTTGACGTAGTGCATCTTCTATTGCTGCGATTATCTTTGGATTTTGTAGTAATTTGGGGCCTGATTTGTTGGGGTGTTTGTATCCTACTTTTCTTGCTGCTGCCGTGGCGTTTGGTTTTGCCATTGACATATAGGCTTCAAACCATTGGCGCATCATGCCGCTTAGATTTGTGATTACTTTTGGCTCAAGTTGGTTTTTGTTTTGCATTTTTATCGTATAGTGACTATGAGAAGTGGGGTTTTCTTTGCTTGTGACGGTTGGTTTTGGTTGGTATTCAGTAGTGAACCGTCATTGGAATAGAGTAAATGAAAGTCGTTTAATAAGTCAACAGAAATTTTGTTCGATAGGTGGGTGGGGGGGATGGGATTTGACAGGAACGGCCGTTTCCCGTTATTATCTTTGGCAGAACAGACAGTCTACTTATTACCGCGTCTTGTTTTGGTATCCAATAGGTGTTTGTGGGACACGACACGAACTCTGACTGGTGACGTTGATAGAACTGGCCGGGCTACTTGCACACTCCCCTGTGTGAGTCGCTCGGCCTTTTCTGTTTTTAAGGGAGAATCATGAACGTAAAACCTAATCCATTTGTTAGCTTGTTTCAATCTCGTAAGTTTTGGTTGGCTTTGTTTGCTGTTGTCCAGACTATTGCTTTTAGTTTGATCCCTGATTTTCCTGTTGAGGTTTGGCAGGCGATTGATGGTTTGATTGCTGTGTTGATTACGATGATTGCGGTTGAGGATGCAGCTGCGAAGCGTGCTGGTAAATAATGTTTGAATCAATTCGTAACTGGTTAGTTAGCCGATTACAAGTTGCCCTGGGCATTTCTGTCAAGATTGATGACTCCCCTGGCTGGCGGTCTATGAACGGCCGTAATTTGCATGATCGTGATGCTGCTGAACAAGATGCGCTTTATACCGATGTTCTCACCGCCTGGCGCAAAAATCCGATGGCCTGGCGCACGGTGCAGATTACGACTGATTATGTGGTTGGTGAGACGATTACAATTTCTAGTCCTGATGAAGATATGCAGCGTTTTATTGATGCGTTTTGGTCGCATCCTAAGAATAGGATGGCGAATCGATTAGAAACGATGTGTGAGGAATTGACTAGAGCAGGTGATTTGTTTCCTCTTTTGTTTTTGAATCGTAGTGATGGTATGAGTTATTTGAGGTTTTTGACTAAGGACCAGATTGAGACGATTCGAACGAAGAAGAGCGATTGGGAAACAGAAACAGTTATTGTGCAGAAAAGTGAAGGAATTGAGGTAAACGGCCGTAACTGGTACACACCTGAGAACGGCCGTTCTAAAACAACCAAAGCGATCATTCTCCATCATTCAATAAATAGACCTATGGGGGCGCAGTTTGGCGAGTCTGATTTGTCCTCAATTATTCCATGGTTGCTTAGATATAGTCGTATGTTAGAAGGTCGTATACGTTTACATTGGGCTGCTAGAGCGTTTCTTTGGTTTGTGACGGTGCCAGCGGGGAAAGTTAAAGAGAAGAAAGAACAATATGACTCTGCGCCAGAGGCGGGTGCTGTGATTGTCAAGGATGAAGCTGAGGATTGGGACGTTAAGTCTCCTAATTTGCGAGGGACAGACGCCGCACCTGATATGAGAGCCGTTCGCAATATGATTGACGCAGGTACTGGTTTTCCTCCGCATTGGCGGGGAGAAGCAACTGATATTTCTTTTGCAACTGCATCGGCTATGCAGGAACCTGCCGAGCGTCATTTGATTCGTCGCCAAAAGTATTTCATCTTTATTCTCTCTGACATCCTCTATAACGCTTATAAACGTGCCAATTCCGCACAACCGCAGGCATGGCCAGAGATTCGAGAAACTGACTACACAAAACTGTTCACGGCCAATACGCCCGATATTTCTCGTTCTGACAATGAGAAGTTGGCCAACTCTGCGGATAAACTTTCAACCACGCTTACGGCCGTTTCTGCACAGTATAATCAATCGCCCAAACTTCGCCGCCTCATGCTCAAATTGATTTTGAAGTTTGCTGGAGAGCCGCAGGATGACAAATTCCTTGATGATGTTATGGACGAAGCAGAGGCAACTATCAAAGAGCCAGTGAAAGAGCCAAAATCAAAACAGAATGGACATATGGAGAAGATGAAACTATGAGTAAACCCATTCGGTTAAATTTGTTCACACCGCCTGAAAAGGTTGATCGCAAAAATCACATTATTAGAGGTATTTCAGCTACGCAAGCGGTTGAAGCCAAAGGCCATCGGTTTTTGCTTGACCAGAAAAGTGTTGAAATGATTACTGCTCTTGGATCGGCTGCTGCGAAAGGAATCAAGAGCCGCTTTGCCCACCCTGGACTCTCTGCAGAAGGGTTGGGCAAATTTCTTGGGCGGGCTAGGGATTGGCGTGTTGTTGGTAATTCGGCCGTTATGGATTTACATCTCTCGGATTTAGCTGCTAAATCTCCCAGCGGTGATTTGAGGGAGTATACAGAGGAATTAGCTGAAAAAGAGCCGGATATGTTTGGCATGTCGATTGTGTTCTTTCATAAAAAGGTTTGGATACAGCCCGATGGTACGGAAATCGATTCTAAAGATAGAAGGCCAGATAACGCTACGACTAAATTCCCTGTTTCTCGACCGTATCAGTTGGATGCTGTTGATTTGGTTGATGAGCCAGCGGCTAATCGCGCTGGTTTGTTTGGCGAAACGACTAGCCAACTATCTGCACAGGCGTTTAGTGAACTCGATTATCATTTGGCAGTATTAGACCTCGATCCAAAAGAGTTGCCCCGCTTATTTGAACTTTATCGCACGAATCCGCAACAACTGCCACCGCAGCTGTTGGCGTTGGCTGAAGCAAATATTGAGGCGAATGGTTTTGAAGTAGAGAAAGTAGAATCGTTTATTGATCGGTACGTGCAGGCTCGGCAGGTACGGCCGTTGGTTTCGTTAGTAACATTAGAAAAAGGAGGTATCCAAATGGATCCCGATGAAGATGTAGTAGAAGAAGATGAAGTTATTGTGGAAACGGCCGTTAAGCCTTCGCTGGGGCAGGCTGTACTTGAGCCTGTTCAATCGGACAATGGCTGGTTGAGTGTGGTGCGACAAGAGGCTGTTACGATGAGGCTGGCGAACTCTGGTTTGCCGAAGGCGAGTATTGCCGTTCTGGGCAAGATTGGTTACAGCACACCAGTGGAGTTGGATAGTGCGATTGAGGGTAAGCGTTCTGAATTGGCTGCGCTGTCTGAGGATGGCGTCATTGATATTGGCAATCGGCCACGGCAGGGTATTACGATGCGGGATGGGGATTCAGATGTGAAGATGGCCGCTCTGTGGCTGTTTGGCGATCCTGATGTTGAGTTGCCTGCACCGTCGTTGCGTAACTCTGCTGAGATTTACCGCTTGACGACTGGTGATTTGCACTGGCGTGGTGTTTTTGATGGTTCTGAGGCTCTTGCTTCTGCTACTCCGACGACGTTACCTGGCTTGGCTGTTGATGCTATGAATAAGGTCATGATCAACAAGTGGGAAACGCTGGGCGTTTATCGTTGGTTTGAGTTGATTGTGGCTGTACAGCCGAATAATGGCACTTTGCATGATATGAAATGGATCCAATTTGGCGGTTTGAGTAACCTTGATGTAGTAGACGATGGTGCTGCCTATCAAGAAAAAACGGTTGGTGATAGCAAAGAACAGGATGCCTTCATTAAGCATGGAAACTATGTGGGCATTACTCGTAAAATGCTGCGTAATTCACTCATCGGTGAAATCCAGGCAGTGCCTAATGCGTTGGCAATTGCTGCTATGCGTACGCGTTCTGCCAATATTGCTGACATTTTTACGCAAGCTTCTGGTGTGGGGCCAACGTTGGATCAGGATAGCGTTGCTCTATTCCATACTGCCAGTCATGCAAATTTAGCCACAACTGCCTATAGCATCGCTGCTTGGAAAGCTGCTCGGTTGGAGTGTTTCAAACAAACAGAGTTGACCAGCGCAAAACGGCAAGGTCTCTGGCCTAAATTTGCTCTTGCACCCGCTGACCTTTACGATACGATGCTGATTGACTTTGGCTATGGTGCAGGCGTGGGTGGATACACAGGAACGCCTAACAATGATGTAAATCCTTATGCACAAGACCGACCTGGTGATCCTCGTCCATTACCCCTTGCTGTTCCTGAATTTACTGATAGCAATGATTGGGCATACATTGCCGATCCTGCAATGGCTCCGATTATTCAGATGAGCTACAGCCAGAACCCAGGCGGTCGTACTCAC